GCCCCTGCCACCTGGCATGAGAGGGGCGGGCCCCGCTGTGGGCCGTGGTCTCCACCAGGTCGCTGTCCATTTCGTCGGCCAAGGTATCCTGAAGCCGGAGGGCCGTCTGATTAACGCCAGTTACCACATTCATCCGCACTGCCGCCTCCACGGACATGGTGCGGCCGGAAGCGTAGTCCACGGTCGTCAGCCCCTGGCGGGTCAGCTCCTTAATGGCGTTCCGTATGGCGGTATTGGCGTCGAATCCGCCGGTGCTCACCTGGAGCCACGCCCGGTCCAGCACCGCCCGAAACCGCTCCCCGCTGTCCAGCGCCGTGGTGCGGGTCAGGTTGGTAAAGAGGCCCTGGGTCTGCCGAAGCCCTGCGCTGAGCACCTGCTGGAGCTCCTGGGACGTGTTGAGGGCCGGAGGATGCAGGCCCGCCCGCCGGTAGTCCGCCTGGTCACTGACCAGGGCCTTCCCGCCGGACACCTCAAAGAGCTGGCGCAGCTCCGCCTCACTTCGCCCGGTGAGTTCGGCCAGCCGGCGCAGGATGTACGTCTGTTCGGCACCCATCTCCTCCAGGACACGCAGTTGGTGCTCCGCCGCCGGAATGAAAAAATCATATCTGGCAATCCGCCGGGCCATGTCGGCCAGGATATCCGCCTCCACCTCACTGTAGAGGTCTACCATAGCGTCCGGCGCGCTCTCCAGGTATCGGGGTGTCAGCATTCCGTCCCACCTCCATAGGTGCACCGGCCATCGCGCCAAGCGCCGCAGTCCTCTCTGGCACAGGTAAGCGGCACCTTCTGCTCCGCTAGGATGTGCTCGTGGAAGGTGTTGCGTCCCTCCTCGTCGTACTCATAGCGGTTCTGGTTGGTCTGGATCACGTGGCAGATATAGGGGCAAATCATGGCCTCACTCCTCCGGGAATCTCAGCATGGGGCGGGGTTCCGGCATGTACTTCTCCCGGGCCTCCTGTTCGCTGACGCCGAAATACCAGCCCACCAGCAGTTCCGGCCGGAGGTATCCGCTGTCCACCAGACCCTTACGCCGGGCGAACTCCACCCCTGTGTCCTCAAAGATGGAATCTCCGAAGGAGACCGAGGGGTCAAAGGCCCCCGCCGGCGCAAGGCCGTAGAGGGTGGCGTATATATCATAGGCGTACATCAGATCGAGCAGCCCCTGGCGCAGCCCGTTCTCCTGGATGGCTTTGGTGGTATTGTAGGTCTCCTTGTCGTCGCTCACCACCTGCGTGGCTGTCATACGTCCGCTTTTGAGGTCGAAAGAGAAGGTGCCGGGGGAGAAACCCGTCTGCCGCTCCAAGAGCCGACACTGTATGTCGATGGCCTTCTGGTACTCTTCCACCCGCAGGGCAGGGGTGTAGTCCCGGAAGGGATCTCCCTGCCCCATATCGCCCGTCAGATCCATGGACAGGTAAAGATCCGTGGTCTGGTCCCTGAAGGGCACCCCGCCGCCGCTCTTGTCCGGCTTGATCGCCGTCCGGTCCACGATGCGCTTGCGCTTGCCCGTGTGGATCTCCCACAGAAACTCGCTGTAGATGCGGTCCAGCTCCGCCATAGTGTCCACAGCCCTGGCGTACAGGCTTACCGGCAATTTGCTGGTCTCGTCCACTGTGTTGGCCATCGGCATGCGCAGTTCGCCGAACAGGGGGCGGTCCACGCCGCGGATGACCACCTCCGGCTCCAGGCCCGCCCACTCTGGCACATCCGTCAGGGCCAGCTCTCCGCCCAGGGTGTCCCCGGTGTTGTACCAGTAAGCCCGGTTCTGAAGATACAGCCCGTCCGGCTGGAGATCCCACGCCTCCACCCGTACCACCTTCCGCCCCCGCAGGGCGGCAAAGTCGGTAAAGAAGCCCGCTTCCGTCACGCCGGCCCCATTGATGCGGGTAGGATAGATGCGGTCGGCTGGGATGATTTCACAGTAGATATTCCGGCCGGAGGGATAGGGCTTTACCACCACACGGCCTCCTGCCCCAGCCAACTGCACCGCGTTTTTGAGCTGAGGTAACAGGAATCGGGTCAACTGGTCATTGATCCACGTTCCACGGGCCGAGGCCCCCGCGCTCATGGCAATCTCATTGCAGGCCAGGGTGGACATGTAATCTGTGACGTTGATCGGGGCATTGGTCACCCGGTATCCGGCCTCCAGCCACGCCGGCCGCTGGTAAAAGGCCAGTAGCCAGCCGGTGATCGCGTTGGCCATCTTCTCCGAAATCTGGAGCTCTCCGGGTGCCGTCGGCACGCTCTGAAACATCCCTTTCACCGCCTTTCCCATCCAGTATAGAAAATCCACGCTTATTCGCCCCTTTGCTTCCACACCGGCTGCATCCCGTAGCGCACTGCGTCGATGTGGTGGTTTTTGGCGTCCGGGTAGGCGGAAATCAGGTTCCCGTCCTTGTCCCGCTCGAACTCATATTCGCTGAACTCCTTGGCTGTCCTGGGGCACCGCTCCGGGTCAATCACGATCGCCGCCAGCCGCCCCAGCCACTTCATGGAGTATTCCACGCTGCCCGGCGGCTTGGCTGCTCCCCGGCAATAGAGGCCAAACGCCTTATAGTCCCCTATGCTCTTTGGTTCGGCGCTGTCCGCGGTGAGCAGGTCAAGGGGCTGGACGCCCTTCTCTTCCCGGAGGATACGGGCCGTCTCCTCGTTGCCCTTCCGGTATGCCTCTGCCTCGTCGAAGATGTAGAGGGTCAGGCGGGCCGCGTCGTAGTGCATGCAGTTATAGGCCCAAGGGTCAGGGTAATAGCCCCAGTCAATCCCACGGTAGATGCGGTCGAAGCGGCCCAGTTCCTCGTCGGTGATGGCGCGCAGTTGAATATTCTCAAACACGTTTGCCCCGCCGCCGGTGACCTCTCCCAAATATTCGTTCCGGTAGGCCATGGGGCGGAGAGCCTTCAGGTGCTCGGCGTCCGCGATGAATCGGGGGCCCAGCCACTCCGGCGGTGTCTCCAGGTAGGTACTGTGGTGCTTCACCTGGCCCGGCTTGCTTTCTCTGGCGTACTGGTTGGCCCAGTTGGCCGCGCTGGCCGGCGGGTTAAAGCTCTTGAACGTGATGGCAATGGGGCCGCCGCGGAGCAGGGACTGCTCTACGTTGCGCACCTCTTCCGGCCCGCGAAACTGGTCCAATTCTTCAAAATGGACATAGGCCA